ACCTAATGTTCCGAGAGTAGTTACACCAGTAACAACTAAAGTATTAGACTTAACATTAGAGGTATTGGCAACACCAGTCAGATTAGAACCATCACCATAATATGTGGCTCCTGTCACTACACCAAGTGTAGATACACCAGTTACAACCAGACCACCAGATGTAACACGAACACCCTTACGTGCTGTGACGATACCAAGGGAATCTACACTCTGTACATCCTCATAAGTCAGTGTTCCACCTATACTCAGGTTACCTGTCACGGCAAAGTCACCTGTAACACTATTGGTTACATAACCAGGACCATTAGTAAAGTCACTGAGGTTAGTAGGTGTATTAGTAAAGTTGTTATAGTTAAGAAGGAAGGTTGATGATACACCACCCACTAAAGTCGAACTTCCTGTTAGAGGACCAACAAAGGATGTTGCATTAACAGTTGCCAGTGTCGATACACCAGTAACATTCAGTGTTCCAGTAGCGGTCAGTGAAGAGAACTGTGCATTTCCATTTGCTACAATCTGAGCTTTTGTAACACCTCCAAGTTTTGCAGTAAGAATATTATTTGGTACTGATGGTCTATCAACAATAATTCCACCAGTGAAAGTAGATACCCCAATTACATTTAAATTAGTAACTGTAGAGTTGGTAACTTCATTAGTTTTGATTGTTGCAATGCCAGTTACTTCTGCATTGACCACAGCAAGACTAGATTTTTGTGTGGTTCCAGATACAATAAGGTTACCACTGATAGTTACATCACCAGACTGACTTACAGTAAAAGTGTCTGTATTACTTGCATTCTTAACTACAATGTCTCCATAAATTTGGACATCATCTTTTTGTGCAAAGTTCCCAATGAAAACATCACCACCACTTACGACTGCATTACCTCCAAAAACACTCAGACCATCGTTGGCTGTGATTGCTTGTGCTGATAAGTTGCCTGTGGTATTGACGTTAAATTTACTTGTGTCAGTCAGAGCAAAATCTGTCGCTCTTACTTCTCCTAAAGATTTCAGTTGGCCAACAGTTGCGACACCAATAACGACAAGTGACTCTGCCGTAATTCTGTCAGTGTTGGCAAGACCAGTCAAACCAGAACCATCACCATAGAAAGATGTTGCAGTAACTACACCAGCAGTCACATTACCATCAAACCCAAGTGCGGTAACAATACCAAGTGAAACAATACCCTTACGTGCCGTAATGATACCGATAGCATCGACATTCTTGACATCCGACACTCATTCCGAGTCCGGCGATGTTGTCCGATTCTAATACATGTTGTAAATCAGTGTCACCAGGAGTCAGAGCAGTACTGGCAATACCAACCCACCGGTCTTGTGTATGATCCCAAATCAGTAAAGTTCCGTCAGGAATGGGTGGATAACCACTAGGACCAGGAGTTCCTACATTTACATCATCCAGATCCCACATCCAGACGGCACCACCACCACCTTGGACTTCTACTTTGGCTTGTGTCTGTGCAAGTTGTTTACGAAGTAAATCAATTTGTGCCTGAACACTATCCTGTTGTTCTAGGTTTTCAGTAATCCAGTTCTCTTTCTGTTTCAGATGGTCAAGACTTTGTTTCCACTTCTCAACACTTTCACTCATCTCATATCTCTCTGCACCAGGTGATGGTTTCAGAGGTTGGGGTTTGATGACATCATATGACTCTATTTCTGTAGGTTTATAATCTTCTCTCCAATCATCAGTCTTAACTAGTTTTGGAGTTTCATCGCAAAACAAATTTTCAAGAACTTTATGTTCTCTCTTTATTTCTTCTAACTGCTTCTCTTTTTCATAGAGTTCTTTCTTTACTCTATCACTTTCTTTTTTCTTTTCTTCACCAATCAGTGAGAAAAAATCTGATAAATTACTATCCATTTATTATACCGATACAGTAGCGTTTACCATAACAGAACCCTCAAATACCTTTGATACTACACTAGAACCAGATGTAACAACAATATCATAATAATTTCTACCTACTTCTAATTCTGAAGTAACTGTAGTTCCCATTGACAATGTGATAGTTCCTGTAGTTGATGCAATACCCACTGCAAAACTTCGAAAATATCCTGTAGATTCTGGATACTTTCTCACTTTAGATATACCAGTATATCCAGTTAAATTGATAATACTTTGATCAGGGTTTTTCATCACAAAATTTTGTGAAAAATCTGTACCCTTTTCAATTTGTATATTTACAGATTCAACAGCCATTTCACTCTTTTTATGTATTTATATCTTTACTGACGTTCTTCAACATCTTCTGAAGATCTGCTGTTGAACCGACAAAGAGTGCATTATTGACTGTAGTAGGACCCTTATCCTCTTCTTTATTGACATCTTTCAGTTTCTTCTGAAGGTCCATAAGTTTGTCTGTTGCGTCAGACACACTCTTGATTAACTGACCAGCCACCTCATATGCACGAGGCATCTCACTCTCTTGAGCTAGTTCTAAGATGCCGTTGATTGCTTCTTGTCCTTTCTCAATGATCGAATATAAATTACCCCTGGTATACTCATAGTCTTTACGAATATCTTCTTGGGAATTTTCATACTTTTCTAGTCTTTTCTCAATAGCATTTTTTTCGGGTACTACTTCTATTGGTTCAACATCAAAAGTTTCATTGAGTTTTTCATACTTATCCATGATCTACCTCAAAAAATATTCCCATCAAAACCAAAGTCATCTCCAGTTTGAATAAGAACGTTGTCTGCTTGAGTTATTGTATATACCTTTGCACCAAGCAAATGAGTTTGTAGTGGTGTCTTATCTTGTGCTCTCTTGACCAACAATTTATTACCAGTCACATTCTCCACATACATCTCTTCTTGGTTTATATAAATGTAAGAACTTGTGGGAATTTTACTTCCATCATCAACCTCAATTACAGTCTCTACCATATCAACATTTTCCGCCAATAACGTTGTAACTACACCATCATAATCTTTAACGGCTCTTGGTGTAACTTGATAGGTAACATCTCTCTGATAAGCAGTACCTGCCAGATTACCAGCAACATAACCAACAGTAACCTTCTTGATGATATCCGAAGAAACATCTTTGAGAGGTCCAAAGACATAAGGTTTGGCAGTAAACGTTAAAGTGTATATAAGTGCTCTTCTTGTATCAAAATTACCTTCATAGTCATCACTCATATCAATTTTATCCAGTTGAACTGGGACATTGACTACTTCTTGCAGATCTCCCAAGAACTTGATAGGTAGGGTATAGCCAGGTTGGAAGTAAGGAACAATCTGTTCAATAATTTGAAGCATGTCATCATTCAATTTGGTGTAAATTGAAAGAGTAATTGTCATATTGTATGGAACAGGAAGAAAACCTTTTTTGGTCTCTGTTCCATCAGAATTTGTATAAACTACTGTCTGTGTTTGAGTTGATTTTCTTGATGAGTCATATGCAAGATTTGTAAATTCAAATGACATCCTTGGAAGTGTCATTTGAACAGGTGCATTCAAATCTGGATTCTGTTGTAGTCTTGCAAGAAATTTTTGAGTAGGACCATATGCAAGAGGAACTTTGATGATACTCACTGTTGAGTCAGTATCATCCTTATGTTTAATTTCAATTCCATTAAACAGAGAACCAAACCCTATAATTACAGATCTGAAAATCTCGTTGTAAAAATACTCAAACATTATCTTAAACTTATATACCTTTATTTATGGCATTCCAAATGGATTTGTTGAAGAGAAGTCGAGTATTGCATCTGCTGCTATTTCTATAGTCTCATTATCTGCAAAAGGAGTGACTATATCATAAGTATCTATAGCATCAATTATGAATCTTGCTCCAGACTCACTACCAGTTAGATACTCTAGAGGAACAAAATTACCATCAACAATACTAATTTCTATAATATTTGTAATTGCATTCCACTTCTTGACTCTTGCAGTTGTACCAGAGATAGAACCAGTGACAATTTCATTGAATATGAATGCACCACCAACTGATATATTGGGGTCATCCACTAATGGTGGTTCAATAATTACATATGGTTCACTTTCATAACCAGATCCTCCATCAATAACATAAATTGCAGTGACAATACCAGCACTAATTGTGGCGAGTCCAACAGCGAATCTAGTTGGTGATGTATAAGTCGCATCAAAGGCAAGAACAGAAGAATTCCAATTGAAGAATGTAGAGTCAAATGTTGGGTCAGATCCTGGAGTCAAACCAATAGAAACTCTTGGTGCTCTAGCGTATCCAGAACCTCCATCAGTAACTGTAATTGTTCTAACAGAACCAGTTGTTGCAATACCAGTAACAGCAACTGCTCCAGAACCACTATCACCAGTTATAGAAACCCAAGGTGGAGTAGTATACCCACAACCAGCATCTGTCATATGAATTGCAGAAACTCTACCACTCTGACCAGTACAACTTGGATAGTTGTAACTAACTGATGCAATACCTACGGCAGTAATTCCTCCAGGAGGTGCAGAAGAGAATCCAACCTGAGGTTGTGTACTATAATCCTTACCCATGTTGATAATTGTCACGCTATCAACTGCACCGGCAGGACATATTTGTGCTGTTGCATATGCTGTTTTACCAGCACCAATCAACTTCATTGTCTGAATATAACCAGTTTGCACAAGTTCATCATCAATTTGGTCAACACCAGTATCCAGAACTTCATCT